TGATGGGGTATCGCCAAGTGGTAAGGCACAGGATTCTGACTCCTGCACCGCTGGTTCGAGTCCAGCTACCCCAGTTAAGGGTGTGTAGCTCAGGTGGTAGAGCACTTGACTTTTAATCAAGTTGTCCGGGGTTCGAATCCCCGCACGCTCATTTTAAAAAGCACAGTTGCTAAATGGCTAAATACTGTGCTTTTCTTGTATTTATGCGGTTTTTAAGGGTATGACCTGTCTAAAAATCATACCCTTAAAAGTAATAGAAAGTATCTAAAGTTTAGGGAAGTATTTGTTCCATGCGTGTTCCATGTTCCACTTTCGTTCCAGAAAATTTATGAAGCAATTTCTTTGCGTTGTTCCATTTTTCGTTCCATAGGCTGTTCCACTTTTTGTTCCAAATTTAAAGCATCATTTACAGCGGATATGCTATCTTCTTTTTCTAACATTAAGTGATTGTATACTTCCAGAACGACCTTTTCAGAATCCCCTACAAGCCTTGCAATCATCTTTATGCTAATCTTAGGGAACTGGTAGCATAAGTTTGTGCAGTAATTGTGGCGGAAGATGTGGCTTGTTAAATCCTCAATAGGACTTTCGCTGACTGCCTGCATTGCTTTTATGATTCTACCCCACATCCTGCGGAAACCAGATTTTGTCATAGGCTTGTAATCACGATTTATGAATAAGTATTTCCTACCATCTTTTCTAAGTTGTTTTATGTAACTAGAGATTGTATCGAATACGTTATCTGGTAACGGTAATGTTCTTTCTCCGTTCTGTATGTTTTTTACTGTTTTTTTCTTTGGTATGTTGTCTGATATGTCGTGTGATTTGTCGATAGATACTGTATGTGCTTCTAGGTTAAAGTCTGCTTCTGTTAGTGCTAAGGCTTCTCCACACCGCAATCCACAGCCGTAAATGATATAGACATATATTTTATCCATTAAATTAAAATCTGCCTTAAAAACGGCTCTCTGTTCGTCTGGTGTCAAAGGACGTTTTTCTTTCGCTTTGTAACTTATAGATTCAAAGTTGTCAAATATATCTGCGAATGATTGTGCGGAATAAATGCGATCACAAACAGCAGAGTGCAGGACCTGCTTAAATGTCATAACTATTTGTTGTTGTGTTCGTGACTTACCTTTAGCACCGTTCAGAATCAATTGTAAGTGACTTCGCTGTATATCTTGTAGCTTAACGTATTTAATGCTGTCAAAATGGACATTAAGCACATTGTCGTACATTTTATTTGTATTGTTAGCTCTGTTAGATTCTTTATATAAGACTTTCCATTGTCTAGCATAATCAATAAATAATATATCAGAGTCAATCATTGCCTGCCGTTGGTCCCTTAGTTGCTCAAACTCCTTTACGATTCTTTCTAAATCTTTAGAACTTTTCTTGGACCGCAGGTGTTTGTATCGTTTTTTACCGTTATCCTTGTATGTACCATCCCACACGTTGGTAGAATAGTAACCGTCTTTACCTTTTTTAAATTTAGCTGTTGCCATTGTATCACTCCTTAGTTATAAATTAGTTAAAAATGGGTACAAAAATAACAGCCATGCAAGAGTGGTTTTTAAAAAGATTGAAAAATAACATAGATGTGTTACAATATAAATGAATTTTCTATAATTTAATATTTTATAATCCAACGATGTTATGGAAAAAGGAGTTACCGATTCTTATTATTAGTCTTCACGGTAGCTCTTTTTTTATACCCTTGCGTGACCGCACTGTTAATGATACAATAATAGTTGGTTAAGATTCATTAAATCAAAAACAGTGTTTTTGGAGACTGTACCACATTCGGGTGTGGTACGGTCTTTTTTATTGTTATTTAACTTCCCAAGATTTACCGCAGTCTTGGCAAATTGCCATTTGTTTACTGTTAATATCTGTCTTGGATGATTTTTTTTCTTTGTATTTAGATTTTTTAGGTGTTAATGCCCACAGACCACCAGTCGCTGCGATCATACCTGCACGTCCCAGACTGTTACCTGCACGAGTCACAACACTCTTTTTACGGACCTCGGATTTTCCTTTTGTTTTAGCCGAGTCCTGCACAAACTCATATCCTATATTCAAGCTGTGACACTTAGGACAGTATGGTGCATCCAGATAAAAAATCTTATAAAAATCTTCGGCTTTTTTGCTGTCTACCTTTTTCAAAATCTCATAGTAAGCATCCCTAGACCTGTCTTTATCCGCTTTGATTTTGCTTGCATTAAAACCAAAATTACCGTTAAATTTACGCATTTCATAATCATAAGTTAACTGATTAATAGCATCATTTGTATAATCCAGTTTGACAATAATATCTTCTTTTGGATTCTCTTCTGCCTTATCAAAACGGCATAAATAGAAGCTGTCTTTTGCTACATAAAGTATATGTGTTAGTGTAGAAAGAAAACCACTATCTGTATATTTACCTGCTGTGATAATTAAATCACTAGGCTCATTAACAATACCTTTTTCTATAGCAATATCAATCGTTTTTTCATCAATTTCATACTGCGGAACTTCATTATCAGCAGTAGAAACAGTAGCTAATTCTTTTAAGATTTCCTCTGTTGGGCATCCACAATTTGGACAAGCAGAAGCTTTTTCAGAGAACTCTTTCCCACATTCAGTACAAGTTATTAATGCCATGTAACATCCCTCCTCTTATAATGTATAACAAGCAACGTGACAACCACAATAGCAGGCAAATCGCAGGCTAGAACCCACGGTTTTATGCGACTTGTAGGACTTTTTGCATAGTAGTATCACAGGCAAATCGCAGGCAAATGACAGGCAAATATCAATCAACCATGCATTTCTTTTTTTAAAAGTCCAAGAAACAACGGTTTTATGCGGTTTTTAGCACCATACAAAAAGTTTTTTTAATTTGTGATTGACAAAACAATATTTTTAGTGTATTTTTATTTTCTTTTATATAAATTAGTATCTAAAGACTATAGTTATATATAACCTATATAGTATTATAATAATTAATATTTATATTTAATTAAAAAGAAAAAAATAAAACAAAAAAAGAAAAAATTAAAGTCTCTTGAAGCTGACTAATCTTTCAGCATATCCGGTTAATGACGATAGCTGTTCGAGAGTGTATCCCGGATGTTCAACAATCACTTCATCTGGTATCAAAAGCTCCGCTGCAAAAGTATGAGCTTCAATTTCAACCTTGTTTGAATAAAACTGTTCGCCATAACTAAAAAAGTAATAATCTCCATCGTGCAAGATACTATGTGCTAGTTCATGAGCAACGACAGCTTCTTTCAACTTTTCATCATCAATTCTGTTGTTTAAGTAAATAAAATTCTTATCGCATATCTTCATGTGGCATCCAGATAGTTCTCCTAAATCTCCGATTTGGATAATCACACCTAAGCTGTCCGCAAGCTGATATGGATTTCTCGTTTCGTATTTTTCAATCAAATCATGTACTAAATTTTTGATTTGATTCGGTTTCATACATAACCCTCCTGTTTATTTTTTCATCATAGCCATGGAAATCTCAACCTGTTTGAGCAAAAGCTCTTTTGTGTTATCGTCAATCGGCTGTCCGTCATAACGTAACGGTTGCATCTTTCCACTTTCTAGCAATTCTTTTAGTTCCTCAAATTTTTGTTTGAGATCGTCAGTGTTATTTTTCTTTTTCGGTTCATCCTCCTTCCCTGTCATAAGGTAATCAATAGATACCCCAAAATAATTTGAAATCGTTTCTGCTAAATCCATACCAATTTTGGAATTTTTCTTTTTCCAAGTGCTGATTGTAGAAGTTGAAACTCCTGTGTCTTTACAAAAACGATAGGCTGTTATGCCACGTCCTTTTAACAATTTTTCAAAAATTTCATACATAGCGTTGCCCCTTTTTATAAAAAATAATTCGACACAACGAAATAAAACCCTTGACTACCTCGTCAGAACGTGCTAATATACACTTGTAGCTCGGATGAGCGAGGTAAAAGCGAGTCGGTTTGGCGAGTGACTCGTGAAATCAAGTGATAAATAATTCGTTAATCACAATATATCACTAAACCGAGATAAAAGCAATAGATTTAAGAAGAAAGGAGTGAAAAAATTTGGTTTATGAAAGATATTGTCAATTAAGAGATAAAAAAGGTATTACGGACTACCGAGTATCGAAAGATACAGGAATGACAAGTTCTTTGTTTTCTGACTGGAAAGCAGGAAGAATCAAACCGGGATTAAAAAGCATTAAAACATTAGCAGATTACTTTGGCGTGACAGTAGATTATTTTTTAGAGGAGAGTGAATAGGTGTTAAAAAGAACTAAGAAACTTTTGAAGAAAATAGCAGAAATGCTTTACAAGAATTGCGATAAGTTTGGATTAACCAAACAGGATGAAGAGGTTAAAGAGTTAAAAGAACTTATTGACAAGATAGGAGAGTGAGTAGATGTATATACCACCATATTACATTGGTTTGTTTCTAGGAACATTTGGAACTGTTGCAGCAGAAATTGCAATTGTACTGATTAGCAACTACAGAGACAAGAAACGCAAACAGAAGATGCAGGAGAGATTCAAGGAAGAAGAGTAAGAAAGGAGCGAGTATGAAATACGATAAGCCAATCATGAGAATGTCAGAACTCGTCAAGATGGGATTTCCAAGGTCATTCCTTGATGAAGCCTATCGGGAAAGAGGACAGGACTTTGCACAAAAAGGCCCTAAGTCCAATTCTCCTATATTTTTCGATACAGAAAGATTTGAAAAATGGAGAGTAAGAAAGCTAGCAAATGAGAACCAAGCAATGCAGAGAGGAGGGTTTTAAATGAAAATGGGAGCATTCATGATGGGGTGTGGACTGTTAGTCTGCGGATTAGATTTAATGCCATTCTGGTTTATGGGTACTTGCGTAGCCGCAGGACTGGCATTAATCGCACAAGAGCGTGATGGATGGAAATGAAAAAAAGCACCCAGACGTGCAGGTCTAAAGTGCTTAACAAAAAATGTATAACAACAGTATAGCAGGAAAAGGAGAATGTGACAATGATTATTACAAAAAAAGAATTTGAAACAATTACAGATAAAGCGATTGAAAAAACTTTTAAAGAAGCACAAGAAAAACAAAAACAGCTTAATGTTGACATGACTGCAGAAACAGGAAAACAGTTAAAAAAAGATGTATATAAGGTACTACAATTACTGTACAAGGGCATATCTTTAGATATTTTTGAAGACAAAGAAAAAGCGGAAGTTACAGAAGAAAAATATGCGTCAATGGTAGCAAACAATACAAAAATTGCAGTAAAAGCTGTAAAGAATCCTTTCGAAAAAGAAGTATACGTTCTTTTATGTGTTGATAATACAAAAAGAGTTTTTGATGTGATTTTTGGAGAGAAAGGTAACGAATGGCTCAAAAAGGAGTGTGAGTAGTCATGGTTATCACAGGATACACAAATGAATACGGAACAGTAATCCCTATGGAAGATGCAGATGATTATATCAAGAAGAGGATTAAAGGAAATGAAGAAGATAGACAGTGGTTTATCGACTATATGTGGGATATGCTCGAAAGCAATATGGATGAACTTGTAAAACTTAGAGAAGCATTTTTTGACGATGTATGCAGTGATAAAGAGGTTGATGAACAGGGAAATGATCTTAACTGCATTGAGGAATATATCGAAGAATAGGAGATTGAAAAATGGCTAAATTATATGAAATCAAAAATGAACTTAATGAATTATTATTAATGGCTGATGAGCAGGGACTATCCCTTGATGATATTAAAGACACTATGGACGGAATCGAATTTGAGTTTGAAGAAAAGGCTGATTCTACCGCAAAGATGATTAAAACACTGATCGCTGATGCGGATTCAGTAAAAGCAGAGAAAGATAGGTTAGCAAAAAGAGAGACAGCATTGAGAAACAGTGCGGACAACTTAAAGAAGTATCTTGAAACAATGATGCTTGAAGTAAAAAAGAAGAAGTTTAAAACAACACTGTTTAGCTTCAATATCCAGAAAAATCCTAAAACTGTAAAGGTAGAAGTTGAGGAATTGTTACCTAAAAAGTATCTGATTAAACAGCCAGACAAGGTTAACAGGAAACAGCTTCTTGATGATTTGAAAGCAGGAGTGCTTGAAGAAAATGAAAATATGAGACTGGTACAGACAGAAAGTTTAAGAATCAGATAGGAGATAAGAATATGACGATACATGAAAAAATGATGAAGATTCAGACAACATTGAAAGCACCTAAGAATCTGTTTAATTCATTTGGCAATTACAAATACAGAAACGCAGAGGGAATCTTAGAAGCTGTGAAACCATTATTGGCAGAAAACAAATTATCTATGTACATATCTGATGATGTGCAAGCGGTAAATGATCGTGTGTATGTAAAAGCTACAGTATCTATTTTTGATATTGAGACAGGCGAAAGTGTTATGGCTACGGCATCCGCAAGAGAAGCACTCAATAAAAAAGGTATGGACGATTCACAGATAACAGGAACAGCATCATCTTATGCACGTAAGTATGCCTTAAATGGAATCTTCTTATTAGATGATACAAAAGATGCAGACACAGACGAAAACCAGAAAGAACGTACTGCAAGAGCTAATAAGCAGGAACAGGAAAAGAATAAAGAAAAACTTGATCAGATGAAGATTTCTCTTGTAAAACAGAAAACATTATTGGATTTGTGCGAAGATGAAAAGTTTGACATCAATAAGATTTTGAAATCTTACAAACATGAATCTATCAAAGATATTACAGAGGGGCAGTACAAGTACATTGTAGCCAATAAAGACAAAGAGAGCGTAAGAAAGCTGTGGGCAGTTGATGGAAACGAAAGCTAAAATTCATGACATCTCAATTGATTTTGAAACAGGGAAACAGGTCATTTCTCTCGTATGTGAAAAAGACATACGAGGGGAATATGACAGACTGAAAGATAAAGAATGTCGGCTTAAGGTTGTTCAGTACCGTGAGGGCAGGAGTTTAGATGCCAATGCATACTTTCATGTACTGGTTGGGAAGATTGCAGAAGTAACGGATAACAGCAAGGTATATATAAAGAACAAACTCATAGCAGAGTACGGACAGCATGAGATTATAAATGGTTCTCTTGTATCACTTCCGTTGGATAACGATATAGAAGTGTACGACCTTGAATTTTGCCACCTACAACCGACAGCCAGTACAACTACCAATAAGGCAGGTAAGTTGTTCAGAATCAATCTGGTAATGCGTGGGAGTCATACCTACAACACAAAGGAAATGTCTGAACTGATAAAAGGAACTGTTGCAGAAGCAAAAGAGCTTGGAATTGAGACAGCAACACCGCAGGAGATAAAAGAAATGGAAGAAAGGTGGGGACTTAAGATTGAGAAAGAAAAAGTCAATCATCGTTGATGATATGGAACATTGTAAATTATGTGGAAGTCCTTATGTAGAGATACACCACTGTTTACATGGGACAGCAAACAGGAAGAAAGCTGATAAGTATAACTTAGTGATTCCGTTGTGCCACGAACACCATACAGGCGGTAAACAGTCTGCACATTTAAATGCCAGATATGATCTTATGTATAAGAAGATGGCACAAAAGGCATTTGAAGAGAAAATAGGCACGAGAGAAGAATTTATAAAGGAGTTTGGCAAGTCATGGCTGTAACATACACAATCCAAGGAAGACTTGACGGACTTAACACTTTTATTTATGCAAACAGGACCAATCCCTACAAAGGTGCCAGATGCAAAAAAAACAATCAAAAAATTTGCAAGGCATACATACCACAATGGCTAAAGAAAAAGCACATAAAATTTCCAGTGATTCTGGAAATTAAGTGGTATGAAAAGAATAAAAGACGTGATCCAGACAATGTCTTTTCGGCTATTAAGTACATATTAGATAGCTTGGTAGAAGCAGGAGTGTTCCCAAACGATGGTCAGAAACAGGTAGAGGGTATCGTTAACTGGATAAAGGTCGATGCAAAGAATCCAAGAATCGAGATAACAATCTACGAAGACGGAGACAAATATTAAGCAGGAGGGCAATGATGCAAATAAACATAAATACAGACTGGGAATGGTATGAAAACACAAATGTATTTAGATTGTTTTATCATTGCCTACTACATACAAATTTAGAGGACAAGCGGTACTGCGGTAAAGAAATCAAGGCAGGACAATTTGTATCTTCAATCCCAAGAATCAGTGCAGAGACAGGATTGACAGAATCGCAGGTCCGAACAGCACTAAAGAAACTAAAGGAAACTGGGTACATATCCACAAAAAGCACAAATAAATACACGATATACACAGTTAACGACTACGAAAAGTACATAGATTGTGGACAAGTTGTAGAAGCAACTGCCAAGGTTGAAAATGGAACAAAAATGGAACAACCAGTGGAACGAAAAATGGAACAAACAGACAAAAACGCAAAGAAAAATTGCGAGAAATCAAAAGAAAATTGCGAGAAGTCAAACAAAAAAGCAATCAATGAATGTTTTGAAAAGCTCTGGAAACAGTACCCGAATAAACGTGGTAAGGGGCAGGTATCCGATGCAAAGAAAAAGACTCTGTATGAGATAGGAGAAGAAAAAATAGAAAGAGCCTTGAAAAGGTATCTGGATGATTTATCTAAGGACAGTAGTTGGAGAAAACCACAGAACGGAAGTACATTCTTTAATTCTGGTTACGTGGATTATCTGGACGAGAACTACGAGAAACCACCAGAACCGAAGTCACAGCGGAATCCTGCAAGTGTCTTAGAGTGCGAAAGAGACTATGATTTTGACAGCTTAGAGATGCAGTTAATGCAGAAACAATTAGAGTAAGGAGTGATGGAAAATGTATCAAATGAGTTTTTTTAGTAATGAGATAGCTTTACGAAGTTCTTCCATTACTAAGCAAACAAGAAGAGAATCACATCAAAAGGTTAATAAAGAAGCAATACATATTTTGATTTTAGAACAGTTAGAATATGGAGCAATGACAGCACGAGAGATCGCAACGGTATTGTATAAGCACAAAAAAGTATTAGAACCGACAAGGCAGCAGGTACAACCACGATTGACAGAGTTAGTACAGGACGGACGTATTGAGGTATGTGGCAAACGACACGACAGTTTGACGGACAGAAACGTGGCAATCTACAGAAAGGTGGCTAAAGATGGGGTATAAAAAAATAAGCAAAGCTCTTAAGAGAAAAATCCTTAAAGAAGTAGAAGAAACGAAAGAGGTTACTTCCATTGCTAAAAAATACGGAGTAGACCCATCAAGCATCTTCAAGTGGAAAAAATACGGTATCGAAGCAAAGCGGAGAGAGTACACAAAAGAGTTTCGCAAACAAGTTGTCAAAGAAAAGGTAGTTAAGAAGCTACATGTACAGAGATGTGGAGCAATTTATGGAGTACCTGGTTATCTTGTTAGATTCTGGGAAGATGAATTAGTGGAAGAAGTCAAAGAAGAGATTCGGCAAAGCCGATTCAAAAAGAAGCAACACGAACGAAGATTTGTTCACGTAACATCACATTCTGGGTATTGGAAATAAAAACTAAATAATACTTTTCTGGTTTGATTCTCTGCCTAAGTAACTGTAAATAATGTTTTTTTGTATTTTCAGATTCTTCCATTTTTCATTTTTTATTAGGCAGAGACTCAAGCCAGAAAAGGCTTGTTGCACAGCAGGATTTTTATATACCACACGAACAATTAAATAAGAATCCTCGCAACGCATAAGCAACAAAACTCTTTAATTATTTGTTGTATAAGTCATGATCTCCCCTACTATTAACGGCAGGGGAGAGAATGGACAGTAAAGGAGTTAAAATGAAATTTAAATTTAGAAAAGAATTAGATTATATTGTTGGGCATTTAAGATATGGACATATTGATGGAACTGTTGAAGCAGACAACTTAGAAGAAGCAAAAAAGAAGTTAGAGGAATACGAGAAAAAAGATTTACTCTGTGAGTTTGGAGAAGTAGTCGTTGATGATTACGAGTGTGAAGATTACGAGAAAAGCAGCACACCAGCAAGAATTATAGAAGATGAATAAAAAGGATGTGATTTTTAATGGATTTAGAGAAAATGAAGCAAAAATTCAAAGATCATAAGGCTACATTTACAGATTATGGGAACATAAAGATATTAGATTTTAAAAAACCTAGTAGTACAGAGTATAGAATTAGGTTTATTTTTGAAGAAGATTATTACAGACTGCATATTTCAGGCGATTTAGGTCAGCTTACTGCAACAAATTATTGCAATATGTGTTGGAATGGATTTAAAGATTTTGTAGATAACGTTGGATATTTCAAAGAAAAGATAGACTGCCTTGACAGACATATTTTCTTATACGATCAAGAACAAGCAGAAAAAGATATTGCACAATATATAGAAGAAAATGATCTTTATTTTGAAATTGATGACGATTATCCACAATTTAAGTCAAAAGAAGAAATAATAGATGATTTTTTATCAGATGTACTCTATGACTTTTCGGAAGAAACAGGAATTGGAAGTTATGGGCACGAAGCGTTTACAGATATTGATGAAAGTGTTTTTGAAGTTATAAATGACTTTGGGAAAACATCAACAGGAATACTTGACCTGTACATGTTAGCTTTTAAGTTAGCGAAAGAACAGTTGGATAACAAATAAAAATGTAAGAGGAAGTGGAGAAAATGGGAATTAAAAATCTAACAGAAGCAGAAGAAAAAGAGTTTTACAGACTTGTTGGGAAGATGAATGGGGAAGAAACAGACAAGGAACAGGATGTAAAGGTAAAGAAACCAGAGATTGGGACACGTTATTTTTATTTGGATAGCGTTGGAGACATTGTAAATGCAGTTTGGGATGATACCGAATACGATAATACAAGATGGGATCTTGGAAACGTATTTCTGACAGAAAAAGAAATAGTATTTGCTATAGAGAAAAGAAAAGTAGAAGTTGAACTTGAGCGGTATGCAAAGGAACACAATGGCCCAACACTCGAAGATAGTTATTTCATTTTGTATGATGAATACAATGAAGAAATTGATTATGATGTGTGGGCTGATTACAGACCACAGGGAGCGGTGGTATTTGCATCAAAACAACTTGTATTTGATGCAATCGAAGCAGTAGGAAAAGAAAGAATACTCAAGTACATCTTTGGGGTAGAAAGTTAGGGAGAGGAATGAATTTTACAAAAGCGTTCGCAGTATTTATGCAAATTGATTCAAAGGAGTTTACGGAAGATGAAAAATATGAAGCAATACAGCAGGTATTAGATGCAGCGACAATAAACAGTATTACAAAAAAGCAGGTGTTAAATGTAGTGTCATGGTTGTTCAATAAGCAACAAAAATATAGATGGCACGACTTAAGAGATAATCCGAATGACCTGCCAGAAGATAATAAACAAGTTTTAGTTTCTATAAAAGATGGGTGCATTCACAGAACATGGCATGACTCTCACGGATGGAGAAACCGTAACAGTAAAATTAGATATTATAGCGATAAAAGTGTTTTGGCATGGCGAGAGATTGAAGAATTTGAAAGCGAGGAAGAAGATGAAGATTAATGCAAAACAACCAAGTATTAAAACATACACATTAAGTCACTTCAAAATTGGAGAGGTGTGTATGGGTGTGAGAGATGAACATTATTATCTTGTAGTTAAATCAGAAAAAGAAAAGAAACAGCTTGTTGATTTGACAGAAAACGAGATTATAAGAGATGCAGGATACATGAGATTTATACCGGCGACAGCAGAACTTAATATCAAGGATGTGGGGTAAAAATTATGAAAAAAATATTATTTATTGTGTTTTCGATAGCAATAATGAGTTGCATGTTGGTAGGTTGCGAGGAGAAAGAAAGTAATACATATAAGGATGAAAGTGATACACAGCAGAGTGCAGCGTTAGTTGATATTAACAACATCTTATCTTATGACAACTCGACAAGGATTGTTTATTGGTATTTTAAAGATGGAGCAGGCAGAACAAGTACAGGGTTTATGTCCCCATACATTAGCAAAGACGGTAGATATTGCAGGTATGAAAAAGGAAAGATCGTGCCGATTGAAAGGAGAGAATAATGCCGGTAGCAAGATGCAAATATTGTAATAGTTTGTTATTCAATGAAGACGTTGGAAGAGAGTATATACAAATAAATTCAGATATGAAAATACAAAGCAAATTTATTTGTCTTAAATGTGAAATGGAGTTAAGAAAAGAAGATTTCTTTGAGCCGTACAGAAGCATGATGAAGTAAAGGAGCATCAATGGACTTAGAACAAAAAGCAATAGAAAGAATCAAAACAGCATCAGAAATGAGTCTTGAGTATTACAAACAACCACTTATCTGTACATACAGCGGTGGTAAGGATTCAGATGTATTATTAGAGCTATTCAAACGTTCTGGAGTTCCTTTTGAAGTACAGCACAGTCACACCACAGCGGATGCACCACAAACAGTGTGGCACGTCCGTGACAATTTCAAGAAATTGGAAGAGGGGGGGGATAAAGTGCAGTATTAACTATCCAAGGAAGCCAGACGGAACCAGAATCACAATGTGGAATCTCATTCCCAAGAAACTTATGCCACCTACACGGCTAGTAAGATATTGTTGTAAAGAATTAAAAGAAACAGCAGGCATGGGAAGATACGTGGCAACAGGTGTTAGATGGGATGAAAGCACAAAAAGGAAACACACACGATCAGAATTTGAAAAGGTAGGGGCATCAGTTAAAACAAAGGAATCGTTTGATGATTCTGTAATGATCAATAATGACAACAATTCTAAAAGAAGAATTACTGAATTGTGCATGCAGAAGCACAAGATGGTTGTAAATCCCATTGTTGATTGGAAAGAGGAAGATATATGGAACTACATAGACCAAGAGAATATATGTGTTAATGAATTGTACCAATGCGGATATAAAAGAGTTGGATGCATCGGTTGCCCAATGGCAGGCAGAAAAGGAAGATTAAAGGAATTTTACGATTTTCCAACATTCAAACTAAATTATATTAGAGCATTTGACAGGATGTTAGAAGCAAGAAAAGCAAAGAATCTTCCTACACAGTGGGAATCTGGAGAAGAAGTATTCCTGTGGTGGATAGAAGATAAGAATGTTGCAGGGCAAAGAGAATTTAAGGTAGCAGAAAACGGACAACTGATGTGGTAAAGGAGAAAGAATATGATTTCAAGAAAAACAACAACAGATTTCTTAAGCAAGCTTCTTTGTAAAGAGAAGTTAATAGGAATCGGAAAGCACTATGCACGAGAAGTCACTGCAGATTACGGCACAGGTAAAGCAAAAAGAGTTGACTTTATGCAATTTGTACCAGATGGACAGTGTAGTGTATCAGCTTTAGAAAAAGGCATTTTCGTTTGTTATGAAATTAAAAGTTGCAAAGAAGATGTTTACAGCGGAAACGGACTTAATTTTTTAGGAGAGAAAAACTATATTGTTACAACGTTAGAGTGCGGCAAAGAGTTATTGACAGATATTAGGTCTGGGAAGTTAAAGAAATACATACAAGAGCATTATCCAGAATCATCTACAAACTTTGGAATAATGGTAGCTGTCAGAGGTGCAAAAGATGGATTTTATGATGGAGAAATAACAGTAGACAGTGATGTTAATAAATGGTATTTAAAGACAATTGCTAATTGCAGAACAGGGTTAAGAAGAAAAAGCATAGTAGAACTGTTGTTTTGTATGTTAAGAGCGAAAGGAGATTGACATGGATGTTATAAAACAAATAGATTACATGATCGCTTGCCTAGAGATGGCAAAAGAAGAATATCAGTATGAGAAAAGTTATGAAACAAAGATAAAAGCAAGAGAGGACAACGACTGGAACTGGTACGACAGAAACAGGACACCGAAAAAGGTGCTAATTAAAGAAAATCTTAGAAACGTTGGTAGAACAGGATTCAAGCTTGCGAAAGATTTAGAGGTGGGAGAATGACTAAAAATGAAACAATAACAATAAATGAAATAATAACACAGAGATTTCAAAGCCACTTATATAATTGCATAAAAGAGTCAAATATTCCTGCTATGCAATTAAGCGTAAGTTTCGACAGAGAAAAGGCATATATAAAAGACGAAAAAGCAGGACGTATCGTTGGAGAAGTTGATATGAAGATTACTATGGAACGATATGAACCTAAAAAAATGACAAGAAGTGAAGTGGAAAAAGCTATAGTTGCTTACTGCGACCCTGTTGGCACACCATGCAAAGAATGCAAATGTTATAAAAAATGTGTAAAAAGGATGCCGTTTGAATGGTTAAGTAACGAGGGATTACAAGAATACTATGAATTTTTGTATGGAATCAAAGTGGAGGTAAAGGAATGACAATAGCGGAGCAGGTGGCACACGACTTTTTAGAGAACGTAGAAAAGATGATCACGGCAAATAAACTAGATGTTGGAGTATTGGATACGAAAATTTCTTATCAATCTTGCGAAGAAGCAATGATGAGTGTGACTGATACAAAAACGGGTTCTATTATTGCAACAATGAGATTAAATTTAAATACAAACAAATTAAAAAGAGAAATGCAGGAAAAAGAATTAGAAAATTATTGCCGTAAAAGAGTGTGCCCTATTTGCATTTTTAAAGGGCAACAACCGTGCATAGCGAGAAAAATTAGTTATGGAAGAGCTACTTGTAAAGAGGTAGAGGAAAGCTATAGAAAGATGGTGGAGAATAAAAAATGACAAGAGAAGATATAATCACTAATTTAAGATATTGGTGTAACAATATTGATAAACCATGTGAAGAATGCAAAATACATGATATATGTGTCGTTCGTGATCACGTGCAGACATTTGATTCTATGGACGATAAAAAGTTACAAGAATATTATAAATTGATGTATGGAAGTGAAGTGAAAGCAGAGAAAATGGAACCGGTAAAAGTTTTAGAGCAGATAACAAAAATAACTTATCCAGAAAAAATGAAAGACGTGTTACCAATGAAAGAATTTGTAAAAAACTTTTTGGAAAAAGGATACAAAGTTGAAATACTAACACACTCAGTTAGTAATGATTTAGATGTGGTTGTTTATAAAGAAGTGGAGATGAAAGAATGATACTAAAAATCTTACTTGTTATCATAGGTGTTTTCTTAGGACTGGTAGGCAGTGGCTTATGCCAGTCCGCTAAAGCAAGAGATACGATTACAATGACTTTAGAAGATTATGAACACATAGGTGCTGTATTTAACAGCCTGCCGATAAGAGAACGACATAAGAACTTAAAAAAGCAGGATGTGGTGTTATATAGATGCCCTAAGTGCGGTAACTACATAAAGGAATGGACAGAAGTTTGTGAGTGTTGGAATTGGTTAGACTGGGGAGAAAGTGAGGACTTAAGTGTTAATAATGACAAAAGATAGAGAGATTATAAATCTTGATAATGTTCTTGAAATTCGGGCAAACAAAAGAAATGTAGAATGTGAGTTAATGAATGGATATATTTACACAATACAATCATTCAGAACATATAAAGAAGCAGAAGATGCATTAGATAAGATACTTAGTCAGTACGACAGAGGACAAAGGGTTATCAAGCTATAAAGGAGTGTTATAAATGTTAGTGCTTACACAAAGCCAACAGATGGTTATTAATGTTGAATATGTAGATTGCATGTTTATTGGAAAAGAAATAATAGAGAAAAAAGAAAAATATGGTTTATATTGCATTATGGCTTCGGACCAAGAAAAAGTCGCTATTGCATATTATGAAACAAAGAAAGAAGCAATTGAAGAACTCAAATTGATGCTGAATTGTTGGAAACACAAACAAGATATATATTTTATTCGACAAGAAAAGGCGGTGTTATAATGGGAAGCAATTTCTTCAACAACAGACAGTTACCTGCACAACAACGTAGGGTTAAGAATCGCAGGGATGCAGATAAATTAATACATAGTAGTTACACAGCATTTCTTTTATTGGGCACGATGGCACTACACGACCAATTTGGATTTGGTGGTGCCAGACTTGGGAAATGGATTGATAAAATGAACGAACTAAAGGAATGTTACGAAAAAGGTCTTGTCACTGTGCAGGACCTGCAATCCATGATTAAGAATGAAACAGGAATCGAGATCAAGTTTTAGGAGTGATTATATGAAATGTGCTTGTATGGGATGCACAGAAGCAACCGGCAGGAGTTGGGATTGCCACACTAGATGTGATGGTTACAAAGAGTTTCAAGCAAAAAACGAGGAAGAGAAGAACGTTATCAAAAAGAAAAATCCTTATTATAAGTCGTTATCAAAAGAAAAATTTATGAAAAGAAATGCTTTAAATAGGAACAGGAGGGGAAGAAAGTGATTAGTACAGCTAAAGCAATAAAGAAAACCAGAGAAGCACAAGGAATGACACAAAAAGAACTTGCTGAAAGATGCGGTTATACAGTCACTGATATTAAAGCATATGAACTTGGGGAAAAAGAACCAAAACACATTAATCTTATGACTATAGCAGGAGCATTGGGCGTTACGATGTATGAGATGTTTGAAAGAATGGAAGAGATTGAAGAACCAGAGAATCTAAATCTTGATGTTATCAGAAACGCACTAAGTGCCCGTAAAGCTATTGTAGAAACACCATTGGACAAAATAACAGTGATGGCATTTGAAGAGCTTATACAGTACAAAGAAACAGAATTAACACCCAATCAAATCAATGGGATGAAAAAAAGACAAGAAAAAATTGATCTCATGGCAATTGAATATGATAATATTTGCGAGAAATATGACAAACTATACGGAAAGGAGCAAATGTGATGTATCAGCAAGAAAAAGAAACACGATTAGATATTGATGATGTCAGAAACGCACTAGAAGCTTATGAAGCTAATATTGTAACACCGTTGGACCGTGTTATAGTGAAAGCATTAAAAGAGCTTATAGAGTACAAAGATATAGGACTAATACCGCAGGCAATAAAAGATATGGATAAGATGTATTTAGAAAAGTGCCAACAGGTTAACAGGCTAACGTGTACCTGCGAAATGTACGAAAGGATGGCTAAAAAGTGAGCAATATATTATTTATAGTGATGTATGGTATTGCAGAAACATCACTGGTACTATGTGGAGCAACAACGGCTATATATTTATTAATTTTTTGTGTTTATCTGGTAGTAAATCGTACATTACAGGAATTTAAAAATGATAAAAATACACAAAAAGTTTTAAAAATTGCAATGTTATCATCTTATGTATGTGTGTTATCAACTGTATTTTGTGCGATAATTGCAGGATTTAAAGGAGTTTAAAATGAATAAACAGTAACTTTAGAAGTTTGGGCACGATCATTTGGCTAGGTCGTGCTTTTTTCATATCAATGATAATAAAGATGGCAATTATTTGCCATCCGTCTTTGGTTTTTTATTGAATTTTTCCCATCTTTCTGGATATACTTCTTGAAACCATTCAAGAAAATCTCCAAAGAGAGCATCTTCGGCTTCTTTTCTTACTGCGGCTGCATCTTCTATATTATGATATCTTCCTAAATGGTATGTTTTGCCTTTAAATACTATTGTAGCAGCCCATTTTCGCCGATTTTTGTCCCAACTAACACCACGAACTCCAGATGTGTTATTCCGTAACATTTTTCTAGGCTTGATTGATATAATGGATGTATTTTCTATATATCCTTGTTCACATGTTTCCGCAGCCTTTTTGAGGTTTTCTCTGGCACTTCTTTGATGTGAGCAACCACAAGACATTTGTTTGTAAAACAGTCCGGCAGGAACTAGGTAGTGCTTTCCGCAAGAACATTCACACTCCCATTTATACCGATTTCCAACTCTTATTTGCTTAATTGCTTTACAACCATAATCGTTAATTTTACCGGTGAGGTCAAATGGTTTATAGTAATTAGCTTCGGCAAAACATCCGCAAGATTGAGTTCGACCAGATGTTAGAGCATCGTATCTTACAGTTTTTGTATTTCCACATTCACATTTGCAAATGGCATAAACTCTTCCTTTTTTTCTATAAGCATCTATGATAGTTAATTTTCCCCACTTTTCTCCATTAAATTCATTTGTATATCGTGGTGCGTTTTTACATTCTTCGGAGCAATATTTTGCACTTGGTGCACCATCAAAAGTCTTTCCACAGACAACGCATTCTCTTAAAGCCATAAATAAACACCTCTTTCTGTAATGAATTATACATATTATATTACTAATGTACAAGAAAATTTCAGCGAAGGACCAGAACTTTTCTGGTCCTTAATGTTATCTATATGAAAAGTTGTGATCTAAAATTTCTATGTTGTAGTTTCCGGTTGTACCGCTTACCTGCTGATGCGTGATGATGTAGTTAGCTGTGATACCTGCGGTAATGATTGCTGTTAAGATGATAGATAATAATATTTTTTTCATGATACATTCTCCTATGCGTTTAAATATAATTTTTTTAATGATTCATTATCTGGATAATCAAGATCAAGCCATTTGTCAAAAGCTTCTGGATTTTTCTTTTCCAGTTCATCCATAATCCAACCACGGACCATGGACAATTCAAGAGTAATTGGTATATCTTCAGTCATGTCAAATTCCTTTATAAGCTGTTCGGTTGATAATCTGCTTAGCATTGTTCTTGCGTTCTTTTCTGCGTTCTTAGTCATATTTTCCAACTTTCTACCCTCGTAACCTCCGGGGTGGGTGGTGTATGTTATGCATTGATAAGTTGCTCCCAGTTAGGGTGTTCCTTATCGAATTTTTCTAGCTCTTTTTCTCTTTCGCCATAGGCTTCGAGTTCTAAAGCTTCGATTTCTTCCAAGCTAAAACCAAGCTTAGAAAGATTATCAGCTAGTTCATCACAAAGTAAAGAAGCTTCTAAATCTTGACGGTAAATGAAAATTTTTACCGCATTTTTATAACCTCGGATTGCTGAATTTTTAGCAACCTCTTCTTTAAATTTTTTGTCGATTTTTCTACCTCTGTAATAATCCATGATTTTCAACCTCCTAAATTCTTTCTAAAATTTTCTTACAAGCTTCTACATATCCGTCTGGAAGTGTTTCAGTGTTCATCTTCCCACCGTTTGCTCTCCATTCGAGATATTTTTTAACTTCTTCTTTTTCTTCTTCCAGTTCGAAAATGAACTCTTCATAAGAAACGAAGTCCTCATTTTCAACTAACTTTTCAATTTCTTTTCTTAATTTTTTCATCTTATTATCTCCTTTTCTGATTGCTTTGTTCTCTTAATTTACTTTTATTATATCACTTTAAAAAGTTATGTCAATAGAAAATGTCACTTTTTATGATAATATTTCTCTTGACGTGAAAAGGGTACATAATATATAATGTAGTAAATAGGAGGTAATGAAAAATGTTAAAATACAAAATTGATGTATATGATGCACTGAAAAGAAAAGGATTTACTACATATAAGGCTAAAACTACTAATTTACTTAGTCAAAACACGTTAAACAAGATAAAAAACGAGGATACAGCTATAACGCTAAAGGCTTTAAATGCTGTATGTAACATCTTAGAAATGCAACCGGGTCAGATATTGGAATATGTAAGAGATGAAGAGGACGAAAAAAAAATAAAAGAATTATAAATATCACTTTACAAAGGGATAAAGATGTGGTAAGATAAAGACAGTTAAAGGAGATAAGCAAAGAAAGAAAAGGAGATATGAGTTATGAAAAAATTAAATGCAGAAGAAATCAAAAAAGAATTATTAAACGAGGAAATGAGCTTCACAGATTTTGACAACTTCATGATGGAGTCTGGATATTACAGCGTATTTGATGATGGAGTAACAGCAGACATCAAGCAGGACGGAAATGTCGTGTATACAGCTACAGACTCTAACGAGTGCGAAGTACAGATTTTCTTTGAGATCACAACAGATAATGGAGAGGACGAAGCCGAAGAAGCTTTCTACTTAAAAGTGACAGATGTGCAGGAGTTCTAATATGAGAACAAAATGGTTAGAAATGCAGGGCAAGACGGTAAATGGATTTAAAATATTAGAAGTTTACAGAGAAAACAAAAGAACAATGGCAAAAGTTGTCTGCCCTGCTTGTGGGAAAATATACATAACACGAGCAGAACAAATAAAAAAAGGAAAAGATTGTGGATGCACTACCAAAATAAAGATGAATGACTTAACTGGTAAAAAATTTGGCAGGCTAACAGCAATAGAGCCAACAGAAAGAAAAGCATCAAACGATTCTATTATTTGGAAATGCATATGCGATTGTGGGAAAATAAGCTTTGTTAATAGCGGAAGTTTGACAAGCGGCAGGATAAAAAGTTGCGGATGCCTAAGAAAACCGCACGAGATAAAACAAGGGAAAAGGATGGCAGCAGAAACAAAGAAACAGTGCATTGACGGAACGAGTATAAGAAGTCTGACGATGAAGAAACCAAAGACGAACACTTCTGGAATAAAAGGGGTGTCTTGGGATAAAAGCAGAAATAAATGGGTGGCACAGATACAATTTAAGGGTAAGAATTATTACTTGGGCAGATACGCAAATAAAGAAGATGCAAGAGAAGCGAGAGAAAAGGCAGAAAAAGAAATGTTCGGGAAATTTTTAGAAGAGCATAAAGAGTATGTAAAGGATAAAAAGGATAAGAAAAACTGAAAGCTAATAAAAAATATGGAAAGATGGTAAAAGAATTAAATAAAAAGAGTGTTAACAAAGACACTTTCCACCATGGTATAATTATCTTAGATAAAACCATAGTCGGGAGGTGTCTTTTTTTGATTAATAACAAACTAAAGAATTGCTGTAATGATTGCGTGTACTGCGAGATCGTGACAGAGACAAAGAGAAGAGCTATCCCAGAGGATAAGACGGAAGTGGTACTTGTAAATATAAAGTGTAGTCATATGTGCGTATGCAGTAAGTACCAGAAAGAGGTGTAGGATGGAAGATAGAAGTATATGCTGTGCTGAATGTATGCATCTACTAGGAAGTGATACAAAGAACTACTATATGTGTAACGTAGGCAAGTATGACAGAATATACAACGCATATCTATGCACCTGCGACAAATATAAAAGCAGGAATCCAAGCACAAAAGAATATAAGAAATAAATAACAGATCGTTAGAGGTGGTAAATTTCGTTGCAACCACGCACCCTATAGGTTAAAAGAGATGCAACGCTTGCCTAACGGTCTGTTTAAATATATATAAACCAAGAAAGGATGTGAGAAGATGAATCTAAATAGAATTATGCGAAAATTACAAAGAGCAATAGTATCAAACGGATTTGTAATAAGCCTAGACACAACACAATTCTATTCAGAGGACCAGAAACGAATGATAACAATGTACATCCTGTCTATAAAAGCATATGAGAATACAAGAAAAGGTTGGAAAGACACACGGTATGAGATACTAAGAACTGCTTCACAAGTGGACATAATTAAATGCCTGTCTGACATATGGGCAAGTATACGAGAAAGGAATGGGCAAATAAATGCGGAATGAACTTACACAGAAGCAAAGAACATTTGCTCATGCATGGATTAAAAACGGTGGGAATGATTATCAAGCAGCTATCGAAGCGGGATACTCTCCCGCAACAGCGAAGAACGCAAAAAAGAACATTATTGAAAAACATGGAGTAAAAGAATATATAGCAGAACTACAAGCCAAAACAGACAAAGAAAATGGCTATGATATTATGAGTCTTGCAGACATACAGCGGAGACGGTCAATGATCGCTACTGGTGCGTTGCAAGATTCCTTTGGATTTACGCCAGACTTCCCAGATCAGTTAAAAGCCATGAACGACTTGGAAAAGGCTTTAACGGTGCAGGCAAAGGAAGAGGAAGAGAAGAAAGCAAGAGAAGAAGCACTAAGGAATAAGACGTACCACATGGACTTGGATATAATCCCCGATGTGTTCCACCCAATGGTTAGAGATATAAGGAATCATGGTCATACAGAATATGTATTACCGGGGGGACGTGGTTCGAGTAAATCTTCTACGATACCTAACATTATAACGGAGCTTATGAGGAATGATCATAACATGCACGCACTTGTTGTAAGACAGGTGTACAACACTGTAAAGGATTCTGTGTATGCTAAAACTAAGTGGGCAATAACAAAGCAGGAGTTCACGGAAAAAGAATATAAGTACACAAGCTCGCCTTATGAAATTACCATGAAAGACACAGGGCAAAAAGTATATTTTCGTGGTGCTGATGACCCAGACAAGATTAAATCAATTTCCCCAGAGTTCGGATATATCGGCATACTGTGGTTTGAAGAACTGGACCAGTTCGCAGGACCCGAAGCAGTGAGAAATATTGAACAGTCCGCTATTCGTGGTGGAGATAAGGCATATATATTTAAGAGCTTCAACCCACCGAAAAGTGCTAACAATTGGGCGAATCAATATTTGCAAGAACCAAAAGACAACAGAATGATTGTAAGAAGCACATATCTAGACGTACCTAAAGAGTGGTTAGGTAAACCGTTTATCGAAGAAGCGGAACACCTAAAAGAGATCAGACCCGAAGCATATGAACATGAATACATGGGCATTGCTAACGGTAACGGTGGGGCAGTGTTTGAGTATGTAGAAGTAAGAGAAATTACAGACGAAGAAATAGCACAGATGGACCGCATATACCAAGGTGTCGACTGGGGTTGGTATCCAGATAAATACGCATTTACGAGGACATACTACGATGTGGCACGAGAAACGATCTATTTTATAGATGAGCATTACGTAAACAAACGGTCAAACGAGCAAACAGCCGACTGGATAAAGAAAAAAGGCTATAACGATTATGCGATCATCTGTGATAGTGCAGAGCCTAAATCTGTAGAGGACTATAGAGACTTAGGTCTTGTGGCACAGCCAGCAATTAAAGGACCAGGGTCGGTCGAATATGGCATGAAGTGGCTACAACGTAGGAAGATTGTAATTGACCCACGGAGAACACCATGTGCATACAAAGAAATTACAACGTATGAGTATGATAGAGACAAAGACGGTAATATAATAAGCGGATACCCCGACAGAGACAATCATGCTATTGATTCGTTGAGATACGCATACAACAGAGTGATCATGAGGAGAGGAGAGAACGCATAATGATGATAAATTTAAAAGATGTAACTTGTATACAAATTGGAAATGTAATGTTAAGCATCGAGAATATAGAAAAAATATCTATCCATGATGGTGGTGTTTGGCTTACGATTAATGGCGATTTGATACAAGGAGATATAGAAACAAAAATCGGAAACGTTAAATTGATAGCGGTGGAATAGATGGGTATATTTAGCAGAATGAAAGAGATATTAAGTTTCCTTTTTAGACAAAGGGCAAGAGAAGAATTTAAGATAGACACTGTGACTAGTCCAGAGATGCAGAGAGCTATTGAAAAATGTGCATACATCTATAAGGGCAGTCCGTACTGGTTAGACAAGGACGAACATATCAAGACTATCAACTTTGCAAAAGCGGTGTGTTCGGAGACAGCACGCCTTGCTACACTTGCAATAGGCATAGAGATAGATGGCAGTGCAAGAGCTAATTGGTTGCAGGAGCAGATAGACAAAGAACTAGAACAGGTACGACATCACGTAGAATATGGCTGTGCATACGGTACAGTTGTATTAAAACCTAACGGTGCAAGTGTGGACTTGATTACACCAGAAAACTTTATTGTAACAGACGAAAGCAATGGAGAAATTCAAGGCATTGTGTTTGTACATAGAGAAATTTCTAGTGATGGCAGGACGTATTACACGAAGCTAGAGTATCATAGGTACATCGAGGACGTGTATCAGATTACAAATAGGTGCTATGCTTCTAAGGATGCCAACGACACAGGGAAACCGATTGACATAGACGAGACACCTTGGAGTGGAGAACTGGAAGATGTAGGACTTACAAACCTAAACGGACAACGTCTGTATGCAGTCTTAAGAACACCGCAGGCGAACAATGTAGACTTGCATTGCAGTTTAGGACTGCCGATTTTCTACGATGCGATAGAAGAACTTAAAGACTTAGATGTTGCATACAGCAGAAATACAACAGAGATATTCGATAGCCGAAGAATGGTATTGATTGACAGTGATAGATTGATGGAAAGCGGTACAACCGTCAAGAATATGCAGGAAGGTATTGAAAGAAACAAAGAACGTCTAAAATTGCCAGAGTATGTTAAGAATGTAAATGGTACTGGATTAGAGGGATTCTATCAAGAGGTAAACCCATCATTAAATACAGATACACGACTGACAGGAATCAATGCTCTGCTGTCACAGATTGGGTATAAGTGCGGATTCTCCAATGGATACTTTGTATTTAACGAAACGACAGGTATCCAGACAGCGACAGGAGTTGAAGCAGAGCAACAGAGGACGATACAATTTGTTAAGGACGTAAGAGACAAATTACAAGCCTGCATGGATGATTTGATTGCAGCACTTAATATATTCGCTGATCTGTACCAATTAGCACCAAGTGGACCTTATGAAACTGTCTACGATTTCGGCGACATTACATATAACGAAGATGAAGATAGAGCGAGATGGTACAGCTATGTTACTTCAAACAAGATTCCATTCTGGTACTATCTAGTTAAATTTGAGGGATTCAGTGAAGAAGAAGCAAAAGCACTTGAAGAAGAAGCACAACCGAAAGAGCCAGACTTATTCGGTGCAAGCGGAGAGGAGTGAAAGTATGGGAAAGTACAGGATTGAAAAATACCTTGAATACCTTAATGGCGAAGATGTAAAACTGCCCGAACCATTTACAAAACAAGAAAAGCTGTTGTACAACATCTGCAAAAAAGGAGTTACAGGCAGTACAGAAACAGACAAAACATTAACGCAAGAGGGCAAGCCTGCGGATGCGGCAGTAGTTGGAAAGATGCTAGATGCGGCACTAATGGTAAAAGACCCAGAAGAATAGGCAGGTGGGATTATGTTAACACCTACCTATCTCTGGTATGTGCCAGAAAAGGCAGAGAAGCAAGCAGAAGAACTACATAACAAGATAGTATCTGTCATTATCGAGCGAATGATGATAAGGCTAGGACGTGGGGAAGATTACCTTTTTACTCCTATTGACAAGTGGCAGATGGATGTATTGCAGGATGCAGGGTATATCTTGCAAGCGGTACAGAAAGAGATTGCACAAACAACAAAGATAAGCATTGATACAATCGCTCAAACCATGAAAGAAGCAGGTATAAAGGCTATAGAATGGGATGATGCGGTGTATAAAAAGGCAGGTCTTGAACCAAAACCACTCGGGGAAAGTCCTTATCTACAACGATTGTTGCAGAGGAATTATGAAAAGACCAAGGGAGAGATGCATAACTACACCGGCACGATGCCGAACGCCTGCCACGATAATTACATAGATGCAGTGGACAAGGCATATAACCAAACTGCAAGCGGTACAACAAGCTACACAGAAGCGGTCAAAGAAGCTGTTAACGACATTATAGACAAAGGGGCAGACGTAACTTATCCTAGCGGACGTAGAGACAGCATAGAGACAGCTACAGCGAGAGCGGTCCGTACTGGTGTAAGCCAAATGGCAGCAGACATTACAGACGCACGTATGGACGAGATGGATTGGGATATTATCCTAACATCTGCCCATCTGGGAGCCAGAATCGGAAACGGTGGGAATAATTTAACTAATCACTTCTGGTGGCAAGGCAAGTTTTACAGCAAAAGCGGCAATGACCCAAGATTTCCGCCTTTTAGTGTCTGCGGTATGGGAAACGTGCAGGGAATCCATGGGGCAAACTGCCGTCACTCCCACGGTCCGGGGGATGGAATAAACAATCCGTTCGAGGACTACGACAGCGAAGAGAATCGCAAAGAATACGAGAAACGGAAACGACAGCGAGAACTTGAAAGACGTATCAGAAAGACGAAACGGCAGTTAATCGGCATGAAAACGGCTGTGGATAATGCAAAGGACGAAGCCTTAAAGCATGAGCTTGACATGGAGTATCAGAAAAAGGCTGCACTATTGCAAAAACAGAATCAAGCCTATAAAGACTATTGCAGACAGAACAATTTGAAAACCCAAAACGAAAGACTCAACACCGCAGGATGGGACAGAAGTCAAGCATCATCCGCTAGAGGTGCAGCGACTAGGTATAATAACGCACGAGGTAAATAATTTGGAAACTATTAATCAATTCATGGTTGCGTGTGGGTGGATTATAACCATTGGTGGAGCTGTAGGTGTATTGTATAAAGCCTATAAGCATTACAAGAAGCCTACGGACGATTTAGAGCAACGTATAACGTCAATTGAGACAGACATCAAAGACATTAAGCAGAAGCTTAACAGTGACTACAACGCAATTAACAGCCAACAGGACGATGTTAATTTAGTCATGAAAAGTATGTTTAATTTGATTGAGAACAAAATCACAGGGAACAACATCGAGGGTCTAAAAAAAACCAGAGACGAGTTAATAAACGCACTGACAACACACGAGAAATAAAGGAGAATAAGAATGATAATTGACGGTATAAATTTTAAAGAGTTAAATATCACAAAAGATGGAGAACTGATTGCATCAATTACAGATGGAAGAGATGGAATCGTACACAAAGATGGCTATAGAGTACAACTTGTAGTGGAAGATGTCGGCATGTCGTTTGCAGAAGCATTTAAAAGAATGAAAGCAGGAGCAAAAGTAAAGCTTCCAAGTTGGGGAGGATATTGGTTCTGGGATGCAGAAAAGCAATCAATTATGATGCAGTGCAGACCAAAAGATACTGACAAAGGACAGGGAGATTTACTTGATATTAGAGAGACACAGAGGGTTGAATATACACTTTCTAACATTTTGTCTAATGAATGGCTAATCGCAGATGAAACAAATTGCCCAGTTTTAGGTGGAGAAGCAACGTTTGGATTTGGAGATGCGATTAAGTACATGAAACGTGGACTTAAAGTCAAAAGAAAAGGATGGAACGGAAAGAATCAGTATATCCAGTTAGCAACAGGAATTTCATATAAGGCAGCAGATGGAGAGGTTGTAAACTGCGATCATGAATCAATCGGTAATAAAGCAATCGCATTCGTTGGAACTTCTGGTGTTCAGATGGGATGGTTAGCAAGTCAAGCGGATATGTTAGCAGAAGATTGGATGTTTGTTGAATAAGGAGTGTGAAAACATGGCTAAATATGTAAAGAAGCCTGTTGAGATAGAAGCAATCACGTTTGATGAGCTTATGAGAATCGGAGCAGAGAACGCTGATACTGTAGTTGACTGTATGCCTGTTAAGCTTATGTACAATGGTTACGTCATTAGACAATATGACAGCAATTCTTACACTATCCCAACACTAGAGGGAGATTTTCTCATGACAAAAGATGATATGCTTATCACTGGCGTAAATGGAGAAATCTATCCATGTAAGAAAGAAATTTTTGAAAAAACTTATGAAAAGTGTATTGAAAAATCCATAGTATAGAATTTACAATAATACTTGTAACAAATAATAGTTGTTGTTGAATAAATCATTTTTTACTTGCTAGTATGTGATTTGTTTCGAAGATTTTTCATGTTACAACCCTTTTTCTTATTGATTTTATAAAGTATAATACAGCAGGACTTCTCACGAGGTCCGTGGAAACATAGTTCAGTTGGTTAGAGCATCCACCTCCTAAGAGAAAGCCGAGGCATTCCCCAAAGGGAAAAAATGAAAAACAACTT